TCGAGAAACGAAAATGTAAGAAGAGAGCGTGGAAATAATATGGATGTACTAGATATATGGAATGATTTAGGTTACATCGAAGGATTTTTGTTTTCGATTTGGGTAGGATTAATGTACTGGTTTAAGGTATGGATAGATGCCCGATACACCAAGTGAAAACTTATTAAGAACCATCGTAAAAAAATTAGACAAGTTAATCGAGTGCGTCAAAGAGTTGATTAAAATTTTGGGCGGCAAGAGTGAGAGATGATATCAAGACTCGATGTTGTTTCGTGATAATTATGGTAATTGTTCAAGCGGTATTAGGCTATGGATTTGGTTCAGATTCACTCAACTGGTGCGGATGAAGTGGTCTGTAGCCATTGTAAGTATAAATACATTGAAAGAGATGCGCTATACATGATCCATATATGTGGTTACTTTTACCCGGTCTGCCCGAAGTGTGGGCTTAGTAAATACTGCGCTAAGAAATGAAGATACTTCTAGTGCTAGTAATAGTCACCCAGGTTGGATGTGCCACGATGGCGATGGGTGTTGGAAGCCATGTTATAGGTGACTTTGTTTCGGAAAAAATAAAAGATAGCAAGAAAGAGGAACCATGTGGAAAGTGACCAATGGAAAAAATACTAGAGAACTTGTGGGTATTGTTTATTGCGATTGGTTCCTGGATCGCCAACAGATTAACTGGTAAAATCGATGCCCTAGAAAAAGATAAAGCAGACGCTGGTTCTACGCGTGAAGAACAAGCAAATCATTCTAAGTTAATCCATGAACTTGATCGCCGGGTAGATACAGTCAAACATACTCTGGTCGCTCGCGAAGAATACAAGGCTGACGTTTCCGCACTTCATAATCGGCTGAACGAATTAGAACAACGGAAGGCGGATAAGATTAAAAATATTAGAACGCATCAAGCAAAAGAAAAAAACGGTGAATCTTAAATGGATAAGTTAAACGAAATGTTAATCGCGACTCTTGCCCTAGTAGGAGGCTTCATCACCAAAAGAATATTCAACAACCACGACGCGCTAACGGAACGCATCTCCGCCCTGGAGAAAGTAGTCGTTACCAAAGACGACTTGGAACCGCTAGAACGAAACATCGATATCATCCTCACCCACATTTTAAATAAAAAGTAAAAGTACCGTTCTAAGGTAAGAATAACTACCCTTAAGCACCCCCTATAAACCCTTGCATTTAAAGGCATTAAAAATAAATGCTTTTTCCCTTTACAAATTAAATGATTTTTCGTAGAATTGCAAATGTAGGATGAATGAAAAAAAATTAACTAGGAGAGTGAACATGAAAATATTAGAAATTGTAAATCAAGAAACAAAGATTCCATTCATAGTTAAGATAAGTGAACCCGGAGACCCTTACCAATTACCAGCATCAGCATCTGGATCATCTGGCGGGTCTTATATAACGTTAGACCCTGTAATTGATTTTTATGATGCAAGATATCCACATACACAATTGACTGATAAGTTAGCTGGGCAATTAACTGGTGGGAGTTATTATGTTGCTACACTCACAAAAGATAAAAAAAGTTTAATGGAAGGCGGATTAGATTTGAATGGCGGGGAAGAAGATTGGTCTATTGATGGGAACACAATGAAACAAGTTTTTGCATTTATAGAAGAACATAATAATGACTGATGAATTTTTAGAATCAATTCAGATAGGAATGGGAATCTGGTTTGTTTTATTTTTAATCGTGTTTTTTTATTTTATAAGGGAGAGGTAACCGATGAATAAACCTTGGCTAACGACTGATCTTTATTTCGTTCAGGAATGGAACGAGATGCAGTTAATTATTAATAAACTTATGAAGGTCTCACAGTACCCGAAGGATGCCCCGGATAATCTCGATCACCCAGATAAGATAGAAGAAATCGAGAGCTTCAAGGTTTGGATTGCTCATATCTACCACTTGTCAGGTGATCTAAATACAAGGGCGGAAAACATCCTTGGGTTGACAAGCCCTGATGGTCAAATCGAAGAGAACCATAGAGATACCCAACGAACTTCCAACCCCCTCGAATTGGACGGGGATAGGAAACATTGGGAATGCTAACGAACGGTGAAGCTAGTGCTTCACTCTCCCGCTCCTTGGGTGTTGCCTGGTGGCAGCATCCGGGGGGCAAACCATAAACCAGGAGAGAGTTATGGCAGAAAAGAAAAAAGAAGTATCAAAGAACATTCATCAGCGAATCAACGCGGTAATGGCTGATGCTAATTACATCTATAAAGGAAAAGAAGTAATGACCGCAAGTGGCAAGGTCATGTATACAGTTGTTGGGCATGATGATGTAACGAAAAAAATCCATCCATTGCTAGTCAAGCATGGAATCAACATTATCCCTGAATGTGTAGCAATGACACAGGAAGGCAACCGGGTACGCGCTGATATGGAATTCACCTGGGTGAATATTGATAACCCGGAAGACTGCATTGTTAAAAAGTGGTCAGCATATGGAATGGATTCTCAGCATGACAAGGCAATCGGTAAGGCTTATTCATATGCTCAAAGGCTGATGACTTTGAAGACCTTGCATATTCAATCCGGGGACGAAGACTGCGAAGATGGTGACGAAGAATTTGAAGCACCAAAAATAAAGAAACCCAAGAAGGTAGTAAAAAAAGATGACGATGTTCCTTATGGTGATGTTCCTAATGGTAACCACAAATTTATTAGTGATGAACAAAGACAGGAACTGAACAGTCATGTAAATGAAGCTGGTGTTCCTGTGGATGTTATTTCTGATTACCTGAGATCACAGGGCTGGAATAGTTCCAAGGAAATTCCTGCTGACCGGGTAGATGGTTTGTTTCTGAAGATTGATGAAATGGCGAAGGAGGCAGTCAATGGCTGAATTCAGTCTAGCACTCGATCTCAGAAAAAGGGCGGAATCCACCCTTCAGAAAGCGAAGGATATGAAAATTACTTCGCACCAGGAACAGTCTATAGCTGACCGGGCTGTATCTGAAGCTGTCTCTATAATCAAGGGAGTGGAAAAATACTGGGCTCCCATGAAAGAGATGGCTAAGAAGAACCTTGATCTCCAGAAAGTCAAGGAACGTGAAATGCTGGAACCTCTTAAAGAAGCCCAGCAGGTTCTTATCGAAAAGATGGCTGAATGGAAATCGCAGGAAGAAGAACGATACCTGGAATCAGTTGAACGGAAAAAAGAGGAGCACAAGAATGAAGCAATTGAAGCAGCGTTTCAGATGGCTGAAGAGGGCTTGCCAAAGGATCAAGTCAGGGCAATGCAAGAGTTGGCAAATGATACTTCAAGCGTCCAGGTCGCACACTACGAAGTCAAAACGCGTAACACCATCAAGACCAGTTGGGAGGTCACAATCAGCGAAGATGCAGTCGAAGCCGGGAAAATCCCCAAGGAATACCTGATCCCGATCAATGAAACCATGCGGAAAGCGGTAGCGGCTAACATCAAAACAACGGTAATTTCCAAGGGGGGCAACATTGAGATCCCCGGTGTAATTATCAATAAAGTTACTAAATCAATTAAACGAGGTGCAAGATGACAACTAAGGATACTAATGGTTTAATTAAGTTGTGCGGAATCTGGAAGAATGAAGACAAGAACGGGAACGAATATTTCAGCGGGAATTATACCTATGGTACGAAACTGCTGATCTATACCAATACCTTCAAAGAAAAACCCAATGAGCCTGACTATATTGTTTATATAGCTAAACAGGACAAACCAAAAGATAAGAAAGCCTTCTAAGAGGAAAAAAGAAAATGGGACAATCTTATGCTAAGAAAAGAAGATCAGCATATAGGCGCGACAGTGCAAAGAAAGATAACTATGGGGCAAAACTATTCCATGAGGTTAAGAAGTTTGACGGGGATGGGAATCTTATAGAAACGATTTCCCCTGATGAACTCATGGCGCGTTCTATTGGTGCTACCAGGACGCATCATACTTGGAAGAAAAAGAGAACACACAATGCCCGGCTTGCTAAAACTAATGGTGAAGGTTCGATTCGTGCATGGAATTCACTATCTACCAAGGTTAAGAAGGGTGCTAGAGTAGACTACAGAAAGGAGAAAGTTTGAATGAAGTTAGAATTTACAACCCGGAAGGAACCCTGGTGCGGGTCATTTCAAAAAAAGAAGTAACAAAACTGCATTGGGATAAATTTGTTAAAGGTAGACAGCAGGGCGGCGGTAATGTAGAAGAAACTACCAAAACCAGAACCTGCAGGTATTGCAACAATAAATTCCCGGCTACCCGGGGGAGAACATATAAGTTCTGTAGTGCTGAATGCCGCACCAAGGGAACTAGCAAAAAACCTAAAACGGAAAAGGCTTGTATCGAATGTGGGAATTTGTTTTTACCAAAATATTCGAATATGCTCTATTGCCACGCACCATGCGTGAGAAAGGGAAAGCGATGACGGTACTTGGAAAATCTCCGGCTTTTCAGTTTTACCCGGAGGCATTTTTATCTGATGAAAACGTACAATTAATGGATTACGAGGAAAGGGGAATCTACATTACCCTGCTATCGCACTGCTGGTTGGAAGGGTCAATCCCGGCTGACCCAGGGAAGATAGCCCGGTTGCTGAAATTAGGGGAGGTTGACTTAGCCCCTATACTTAAATGCTTTATGGAATCGGAAGATGACCCGGAACGGCTGATTAATTCAAGACTTGACCGGGAAAGAACCAAGCAATTTGAGTGGAGAAAGAAGTGTTCCAAGGGGGGTAAGGCTAGTGCAAGAAAGAGGGTAAGGGTAGTTAAACAACCCAAGCAAGGGAAGAGGCACATTCTACCTTCTATCTCTAATTCTAATTCTAATTCTAAAAAAGACTTAAATATATATAGTCGGTCGGTAGAAGTGTTTAATGCCTGGAACGAAGCCGGGATGATTGTACATAAAAGCATGGTTAAATTCCAACCACATCTAAAGGCTATCCTTGAAAACAATTCTGTGGATGAATGTAAAGAAGCTATCAGGCTTTACCAGACGGTCGTTAATGACCCTAAATACTTTTTTACTTACCGATGGACATTAGACCAGTTTTTAACGCGTAAGAATGGATTTGAGTGTTTTCTCCCTATCAACAAACCCTTGGAAAAATATCTCAATAACAAGCAAGTTGAAACCAGGGGAACCCGGAAAAGGAAATCCCTGCAGAAAATGCCTGAAGCCTTGGCGGATGATAGGGATGTTTTTGATATAGTTCCTGAAACAAGGAGGCTTGAAAATGCTTGATTCTACTTTGTTTACAAAAGGTTTAACGATTCTACAGAGTGTAGGGCTAGAAGAAAAGGATCAATGGGAGATGAAGATATGGCTTAAAATACTTAATGATCCTAACAATAACCTGACAGTTGATGAATTTCAGGAAGCCTGTATGCATCTAGCTAGAACAAGAACTAGCTTCTACCCCGGTGACAACATACCAGCAATGGTTCTTGACCGGGTAAAAGACCATCGGGAAGAAAAGAAAAGGCAGTTGTTTAAGGAAAAGGAAGAGCGAGAAGCCCTTGAAGAACGGGAATATAGAAGAAAATTTCTTGAAGAGCATAAAGAAAATGCACTTGATAAGAATATGGAAATTAAGAATGACATTAGAAAACTTATAGGAAGGAGTGTGTAATGTGGTTGTACATCCCATCAAAAACATTATCTCCCTGTTCTCAGGGATCGGAGGACTCGACCTTGCAGTCAAACTCGTCTTCCCGGAAGCCAGAACTGTGGCTTTCTGCGAGCGGGAAAGCTATGCAGCGGCCACTCTCGTGGCAAGGATGGAAGACAAGACGTTGGATGAAGCTCCTATCTGGAGTGACATTACCACGTTCAAAGGCGAACCGTGGCGCGGAAAAGTGGATTGCCTCATTGGAGGATTTCCCTGCCAGGACATCTCCCACTCAGGCAAGCGCGCCGGGATCAGCGAAGGAACCCGGTCAGGACTGTTCTACGAATATGCCCGCCTTATTAGCGAAATACGACCCAGATACGTCTTCGTGGAGAACGTCGCAGGCTTGCTGGATAACCGGGCAATGGGCGTTGTACTTGGAGAATTTTCCAGCCTGGGGCTCACTTGTGAATGGGGAATGTTTTCAGCGGCGGAATGTGGCAGTACGCACCAACGGAAAAGGATTTTCCTCTTGGCCCACTCCGACAACCCAGGAATCCCCGCATCCTAATGCTAGAATGTCTGATACTGGGAGACGGATTTCAAGCAATGGCAAGGGGTCGCATGGACTTAACCTGGAAGATAAGACAGGGGCATGGCCTACCCCAAGGGCATTGGAGATTGATGAAACCGAAGAATCATGGAAGGCTAGAATGGATAAAAGGGTTAGTGAGGGGAAGGAAGGGTTTGTTTCTCAGAACTTATGCATGACTACCAAGAGTTGGCCGACCCCGGTGCGGTCTGATTTTTATAACAGACAGCAAAGTGAAAACTGGGATGGTTATGATCTACCTAGTACGGTAGGAAACTGGTCAACCCCGGTAAGTAGGGATAGCGGAAGCCATACTATTACTGAAAATCACCCGGATGGATTTAATAAAAACTTGGTAAATGATGCTATTCGTTGGCCTACTCCAGCGGCTAGGGATTACAAGGATACGGGGGAAAATACAAATTATGAACAGCTTGCTAAAAAATGCAAGTTACCGGGGGCTGCTAATACAAAAACATGGCCTACCCCGTCAGCAACTGAAACAAGGCAGGGCAACCAGCATAGAAACAACAAGGATGCGAAGGGAACCCAGCAATCTTTAACCACTATAGCGATGAAGGAGGAGTTATGGGATACCAATACTGGCCACCAGGACCAGATGAATCTGACAAGTGGGGAAGAATCCTCGCGGAAAGACCCGACCTTGCCCCCGCGGTGGCAAACCCCGGTAACATTAGACCAAGTGGCGGGAAGGGACATAGCGAACCAGGAAAAGATCAGGCGAACCCTGACGAATGCGGACCTCAGCAGGAAGATGATGGGAGCCAAGAAGCGGCTAAATGTGACGTTCGTGGAATGGCTGATGGGACACCCGATTGGTTGGTCGAGTGTAACTCCAATCGAAATGAGCGTTTACAAGGTTTGGGCAATGGAGTCGTTCCTCTTACTGGGGCGATTGCGCTAGTGGAATTGTTTACGCGCTTGACCGGGGTAAACCCGATTAGTGGGGGAACGGAAGTTAACCTGGAGGAACATTTATGAGTACGGACCGGGAAATTCTGGAAGCAAGGGGCGAGAAATACGGCCCCATGCGACCCATGTGGAATACGATCGGGAAGATTCAATGGGCTAATTTTCTGTTTCTGCATGATAAGCTCAAGGGAGAGGAACCAACCCCGGAAGACTTGGGGCATCTGGCGGCAATGAACATGGTAGCTGTTAAAACAACCCGTAGTATTTATGACCAGGATGAAAAGGATCATTACCAGGATGCAAGGAATTACCTAACCATAGCGGAAACTATAAACCAGGGAGACCCTGACCCGGAAAGGATATTAGGTTTCTAATGGAACAAGGGGAATTTAATTTCAGTTACAATGGAGCAAAGTTGACTGATTGGGAACGGTTCAAATTTATTCATAGGGATAGGCCTCAAATTTATGAAGTATTTACTACAACATCATTGGATTTTATTGATCGCGGGATAAAAAGGTATTCTGCATATGGGATTATGCACATTGTTCGATGGAGGATATTCGCTCCGGGCATTGATATGAGGCCTCCGGAAGAATTCAAGATTAGTGACCATATGACCCCATTTTATGCCAGATTATTTTTACGGGATAATCCAAAATATGAAGAGTTTTTTCAAACCAAGGAAATCAGGTTACAGGGATTTCAGGAAGAATGGATTAACCAAATATGAAAGGGTTTTAACATGATTGAACTAACTTTACCCTGGCCCCCGACTATCAACCACGCAAAGCATTTCTGGCGCGGGCGGGTGGTGACTTCAAAGGCTGCCAGGGATTATAGAACCGAAGTCAAAGTAGTAGTTATGGAAAAGGCACCGGGAATAGATTTAGGGGAAGCAAGGCTTGAAGTACATATCCAGGCGTTTCCCCCGGATAACAGGAAAAGGGACCTCGATAACATCCAGAAGGTTCTAATTGATGCATTGCAGGCGGCAGGGCTGTTCAAGGATGATTCCCAGATTGACTATCTTGGAGTTACCCGGGCGGTAAAAACTGAAGGGGGCATGGTTACCGTCCAGATTGCAGAACGGCGTTGCCCGGATAAACTGGAACCAAAGAATAACATTGTAAATAACAAGGAGGATAACATTGGACTCGATAGATAAAAGGCTTACGAGGCTTACGGATAAGGTTACGGTTGAAGATATTGTGGAAACCTATGACAAGGGCAGGGATGAACCGCATATCTTGTCGCAGTTCGTTGAAGAATTCGGGGTGGAACCGATTATTTTTCTTAGCGAACGCGTCGGGGGGTCGATGGTTTATATCCCGGCGACTCATGCCCTGGTGAGGCGGGCGCATGAACGGGAATTGTCACAGCCAAGATAACTGTTGTTTTACATGAAATAATCATGTTAAATAAAACTGTGATGAACCAGTCATACAAGAAATTTGAAATTTACCGGGTTTCCAGCAACGAAGACCAGACTATGGGGGTATTACTTTATGATGCCCAGCCCTTCGCTGTAACACTCGAACTCCCTCTTTTCTTTACCGACGACGGCAACACGCGCCCAAATGTTTCCTGCATACCTACCGGGCATTATCACTGTGTAAGAACAGACTCGCCAAGGTTTGGGGATACATTCGAGGTAACGAAGGTTCCTGGGCGTTCCCACATTTTATTCCACAAGGGAAATACCCCAAAGAATACTAAGGGTTGCATTTTGGTAGCGGAATCGTTTACAAATATAGGAGGTACCTCCGGGATTGGGCAAAGTGCTATTGCATTTTCGGAATTAATGGGAATCCTTGGAGATGACCAGGCGTTTAATTTACTTATCAAGGAGGTTTAAAAAATGGAATCAATAGTTGGATTAATGGCAAAGGCGCCAGATTACCTGGTAGCGATATCAGGAATCATTGCTAGTCTTACTGTATTAACAGCAATAACGCCAACGCAACTAGATGATAAATGGTTAGGCAAGGCAACAGGAGCTATAAATTTCTTGTTGAAGATTGCTAACATAGGTGCTGGTAACATTGGTAAAAATAAGAATCAGGATGAACACGCAGCAATTATTAAGGCGAAAACCAAATGACTACTGTTATCATTCTGCTTGTAATATTAGGAGGCGGGGCGATCATGGTCTACCGGGCAGGTAAAACAGCTCAGGCGATCGATGTTTTGAAGGATGCGCTTGAAAAGCGTAAGGATATAAGTTCAATGAATAGGGAACAGGATAGGGAAACAGATGAAATACTTGATGCTCTTGATAGTAATGGTAATGGTGACAGCGTGCGCGCACCCGTCGACCGGGATAGGTGAGAAATATGCGGAACCAATCGATCCGCCATGCGTCAAAGAACTATGGAAAAAGGAACTCAGTTCCATCCCGGCTAAACTGCGGAAGAAATCACTTGGATTTTTTGATTTCAGGGATTGTCCGGCGGATGTAATAGGATTGGCCTGGGTTAAAGAAAAAAGACTTAGGATCAAATATTCAAAACAAGTGGATATTTTGAATGGTAAGCAATGAAGGTGCTGGTTGTAGCTTTATTGTTAGCTACCGGGTTGATGGTTGCGAAGGGTCGGAGTTATGAATTACCTAAAGTACCTCCTTTTACGGAGATGCTCGACTGGAAACCACGGCCTGACCGAACTATGGAAGTTGTATTTCCAGGCATATCGTTCCGTTATAGTATTCTGGATTACAAACCCGCGCCTGGTTGCCAGGCGGTGGTTGAGATGGTTGGGACGAAGGAACTTAAATGGGTAACACACGCGGGAATATTTGCCCATCAGTATTTGACTAGAAATACGCCAATGCTTTTCAAACGCGCGGGGGAAGCTGAATGGCACTGGTTAAACATTAAAACTTACAAGGAGATCGAGCCATGCCCAAAGGAGGCAAACTGCCGTACCCAGGAGGAGTAGGACAGCCTAAACCAAAGAAGCGAAAGATCAAGAAGCCTGTGAAGAAGCCTAAAATGCAATGATGGTCAAGAGGATGTTTGATAGATGCAAGACTTATGCAACTAATGAACAATGGAGGAACATGGCTGATTTAAAGAGGGAAATGAAAGAGTTAAGGTCAAAGATGAAGGTTGAATTGCAGGGGTATGCATTCCAAGCAGAAAAGTTAGACCGCGCTCTTAGGATTATGGATGGGGAGAGCGTCGAGCATTGTATGGTTGTTGAGGAATTGCTTGATGCGAATGAGGAAGATGATGTACCATATATCAGTATGGGTGAGGAAGATGGTTACAAGGGCAAGGCTAGGGTTACCTATCGGCAGGGGTTTTTGTTAGGGTTCCAGACTGCATTAAGGGAAAAGCACTCAAATGAAGAAAAAACTGACAAATAAGCAAAAAGCCTTTATAGGTGAATATATAGTAGACAAGAACTGTACAAAGGCAGCGATTAGAGCAGGTTATAGCGAAAGAACTGCTTATAGCCAAGGGCAGAGATTGTTGAAAAATGTTGAATTGAAAGCACTAATTGATATTAAGCTGACTAAACTGGAAGAAAAGGCTGGGCTTTCTGCTGAAAAGGCGATGGAAGAAATCAAAGCAATCGCGACCAGTAATGTTAGAGACCTGCTTGAATATGATTCCAAGACAAGGGAGTTTTCCTTTCGTTCCCCGGATGAAGTCCCGGCTGATTTCTGGAAAGCAGCGCAGGAAGTAACTGTCATGCATACCCAGGATGGGACCGGCACGGTTTACAAAGTTAAGATGCATCCTAAGCTCGCGGCTTTGAAGATGGAATATGAAAGACATAAGCTGGTCAGTCAGGAATCAGGCACAACCAACAACATAGCTAATATGCACGTTAACATTCTAGACATAAATGCTGCCAGGCGTAGAGCTGGGCGTAATGAAATTGAAGAATGAATACGGTAGTTGACAACAAAACCGGGGCAAACTATCTCATTGAAGATGTAGCATCCTTCTACGATGACCCGCTGGGCTTTGTTCAGTATGTTTTCCCTTGGGGCGAAGGTGACCTTGAAGGATGTTCCGGTCCTGATATATGGCAATCTGAACTCCTTAAAGATATCGGGGAAGCAATCAAAACAGGGGACGGCAAGGGATTCCAGTCAGCTATAGCTTCCGGGCATGGTATTGGTAAGGGCGCCGTGACCGCATGGATAATCCTTCATCAAATGTGTTGTCGCAAAAACCTGAATGGCGTAGTTACTGCCAATACTAAACAACAGCTAGAGACTAAAACCTGGAGAGAACTCGCTCTCTGGCACAATAGAAGCATTATCAAGCCCTGGTTTGAATGGACAGCAACCAAATTCTATCATGTTGAGTATCCTGAAATATGGTATACATCCTGCGTTCCCTGGAGTGAAAGGAATACAGAGGCCTTCGCAGGTCAGCATGGTGAAGTTCTTATAATTTATGATGAAGCATCAGCTATCCCGGATACTATCTGGGAAGTTTCTGAAGGGGCTATGACGACTCCGGGGTCGATGTGGTTCGTATTTGGTAACCCAACGCGTAACACGGGCAGGTTCCGTGAATGTTTCGGTAAACGTAAACATCGCTGGTCAAATAGACAGATTGACAGTCGTGATTGCAAGATGACTGACAAGCGGAAGCTGGTTCAGTGGGTAGAAGATTATGGGGAAGATAGTGACTTTGTTAAGGTCAGGGTGCGGGGTGAGTTCCCATCCGCTTCTTCCATGCAGTTCATACCAGGCGAGTTGGTTGACAATGCTATCCTCCGGGAAGCGAGGTGCTACCTTGAAGAACCGTTGATCCTTGGGGTTGATGTAGCCAGGTTTGGTGATGACCAGAGTGTAGTAGCACTCCGCCGGGGTCGTGATGCACAGACCATCGAATGGAAAAGTTATCGTGGCCTGGATACAATGCAACTTGCATCACGGGTAGAAGAACTGGTAAGGTTACATCAAGCGGATACCGTTTTCGTAGATGGGGGCGGTGTTGGAGGTGGAGTGGTAGACAGACTTCGCCAGCTTCATGTAGACTGCATTGAAGTTAACTTTGGTAGTAAGGCTGAAGATACGAGATACAATAACAAACGAGCTGAAATGTGGGGCTCGATGCGTGAATGGCTTGAAACAGGTACAATCCCTAATGACCGGGAACTAATAGATGATCTGATTGGAGTTGAATATGGATTTACGCCCACAAATAAGATACAACTAGAAAAGAAAGAGGATATGAAGAAGCGTGGACTCGCTTCCCCGGATATGGCTGATGCTCTAGCAATGACATTCGCTTACCCGGTAGCACCAAAGGGAATGGGTAAGTACCGCGGTCAGATGGCTAAGAAACGAAGGGAATACAATCCTCTTGCAAGGAGAGCAGCATGGAAATGAATTGGAACAATTTTTCGTGGTTTATGGGTGGCTGGGCAGTATCAGCCGTCTTTTATTGGTTAGTCTAATGTGCGGATTTATGATGCCAGGTCAACCTGCATTTAACGCGATGTTTCCTGATGTTGCCAAACTAATGGCAGAAGCAAAGGCTGATTCATCTGCTACTAAGGCCAAGGCTGGAACATCGAATAAAAGAAGCTCTGGTAGTACCGGAGGGGGTAGGCGAAGGCAATTGATTGAAGGTGGTTCAGATACGAATTTAGGAAGAAAGTCACTAATGGGTGGATAACTTTAGGAGGTAATATTATGTGTGGTGGTGGCGGTGGTTATAGACCCCCTCCCGCTGTTGTGCAGAAACCAGTACAAGTAGCGGTTGAACCAGCGGGGAAGGCTAAGAAAAAAGCAACTAAACAGGTTCCAAAAGTAGGTGCTGTTACACAGGCTAACTTGCTTGGCGGGACAGCTGGCATTATAGACGACAACTTGAATCTTGGTGGTAAATCCATACTAGGAGGTTGATATGTGTACTGGTGCAGAAGCAATGATAATAAGTTCCGTGATTGGTGCGGCAACAACACTGGCAGCGCCAAGACCCAGGGCTCCTTCTATGCCTCCACTTCCCCCGGTAGAACCCGTGAAACAAACGGAAAAATTAGCGGATAAGAGCGTGGCAGACCGGATCAAGGCAACGCGTTCAAAGATGGGTAGTGTTGCTACCCCTCAAACTCTGCTTGCCGGGACGACT